AAGAGTATGAGCAATCAACATCGTGAGATGCCGGGGTCAGGAGTGGCCTATTGGGAGGAAGAAAAGAAGTCAGACAAGGGGCCAGACTACAAAGGCTTCATAGTCCTAGAGATGGACTACAAAGCTGGCGAGAAGCTGAAGTTTGCTGTCTGGCAGCGCCCTACTTCCAAAGGCACAACCCTGCTGTCTTTTAAAGAAGACAACTGGACTAAGCGTAAGAAGGCAGAGGAGCGTAACGAAGTTGTCGAGGTTGTCCCTGCTTACCGCAAGCATACTCAGCCTAGCCGTGTTGATGACGACGACGTACCTTTTAATTAGAACGGGTCTATAATGGTTGTACCGCCGCAGCACAGGAGTACAACATGGTTCGTTCTAAAGAGTGTTTTAAGTGCAAGACCATCAAGCCATTAGAAGAGTTTTATAAACATCCAATGATGGGTGATGGTCACCTTAACAAATGCAAGGAGTGCAACAAAAATGATGTCACAGCCAACAGGAATAAGAATATTGAAAAGATACGGGCCTACGACAGGGCGCGTGGAAAAATCCCAGAGCGCATCAAGGCGAACACAGAAATTACCCGTGCGTGGAGAGCCGAAGATAAGAGAAGGCAGTTGGGGCATGTCGCCGTTGCTAGAGCCATCCGTAATGGCAGTTTATTTCGACTACCCTGCGTCAGGTGTGGAGAAGCAAAGTCCGTCGCGCATCACGAAGATTACGACAAGCCTCTTGAAGTTATGTGGCTTTGCCAACCATGCCACAAGCAACGACATAAAGAACTGAAAGAAGAGTTCTGATGGCAAAGGAGTCACCCACCAGTAGGACGCTGGCAGTCTTGCGAGAGCAAGGTTACACAGTAGCTATCGTAGAGAAGTGGAACCCACACGCAAGGATACGACAGGACTTGTTTGGCTTTATAGACATATTGGCTATCAAGCGAGATGAGACTCTTGCAGTGCAAGCTACAGCGTCCGGGGTGAGTGACAGGATAAAGAAGATTATGGCAAGTGAACTTTTACCGAAAGTGAGGGAAGCAGGATGGAAGATACAAGTGTGGGGCTGGCGCAAGTCAGCGAAGACAAAGACGTATGTCCTGAGGATAGAGGACATCTCATAGAACTTATCAACATGTCTATCCAACAACTGTGGGATATGGCATACAGGGCCGGTTACGAAGACGGCATGACTTTTATTTCAAAGGATTAATCATGGCAAGAGGTGGAACAGTAGGGATTAAGAAACCAGAAATTACTCTGGTTGCCAAGAAGAAGCGGTCAACAACCAAGGTTGTGGCAAAAACAGTGAAGGTGAAAGAGCCGGTCAAGCCCCATATCTTTGTAGCTACGCCTATGTATGGAGGTATGTGTACAGGTTACTACACTAACTCATTGATTAATATGACTAATGTCATGAAGAATGCCGGGTGGGATATGTCCTTCTCCAGCATGTTTAATGAGTCTCTTATCCAGCGTGGACGCAATGCTCTTGCCCACCAGTTCATGAAGACCAAGTGTACGCACCTGTTGTTCATTGACGCAGATATTAAGTTTGATGCCCACGACATTCTTGGCATGGTGGCAGCAGACAAGGACATCATCTGCGGTATCTACCCTAAAAAGGAAATCAACTGGCATGGCGTAGAGAAGGCCGTGCAAGAGGGTGTGCCGCCGCAAGAACTCTCCAAGCGTACAGGGGCGCTGGTGGTTAACCTTGTAGGCTACGAAGGTGCAGTCACTGTGCCTGTGGACAAACCTGTGGAAATCTGGGCCGGTGGTACTGGTTTCATGCTTATCAAGCGTAAGGCATTGACTAAGCTAAAGAGCAAGGTATCTGCCTACAACAATGATGTGGCTGTCCTGTCTAGCGCCATTAAGCCAGCAGAGCGCATCACTGAATACTTTGCTTGCAGTATTGAGCCGGGTACAGAGCGTCTACTGTCAGAGGACTATCACTTCTGTCGGGTAGCGCGAGAGAACGGCATCAAGATATGGGCAGCGCCGTGGGTACGTCTAGGCCATTTTGGAACCTATTTGTTTGAGGGCGGCTTGCTGCCAGCACCATGAAATTCACACAAGATTGGTTTAGCCAAAACATCCCCAACTTTCAGTTGTGTTCCAAAAAGCTGAAAGCTAGAGAGTGCTTCCTAGAAATAGGAAGTTTTGAAGGTCTATCAACAACGTGGATATTGCAGAATCTGTTGTCCTACGATGGCACACTGGTCTGCATTGATACTTTTGAGGGAGGAGAGGAACACGCCTCTCTTGACCTTTCTGCATTACGCAAGACCTTTGATGCCAATGTTGCAGAGGCAAAAGGAACAGACCAAGAGATTGAGGTTTTAGCCAAGACATCTTGGGAAGCCTTGAGTGAGTTGGTGTACTTGGATTTCACGTTTGATTTCATCTATGTGGATGGCAACCACCAAACACCAGAGGTGCTGCTGGATGCTTGTCTTGCATTCAAGTTGCTGGAAAAGAAAGGGATTATGCTGTTTGACGATTACGCTGGCGGGGCTGGCGTAGGTGCAGCAGTAGATGCCTTCTTAGAGGCATACAAGGGGCAGTACAAGGTAATTCTGAAGAACTACCAGTTAGCCATTCAGAAGACTTAGCGGCAACCCCACCGCTTTCTAGCGGCTTTCCCCCGTTCACCTGTCCAAGATTTACTGCGAGCGCAGAAGGACTTGTGACGGGGGCCAGACTTGGTAGGTGCTTTCAAGTTACTACCTGTAGCCCTATTTGCCTTTGCCCTACCCTTGGCGGTAAGACCACCACCTTTTTTGACAGACAGCTTCTCGCCTCTGCCAACAGAAAGATTAGGAGACTTTTTCTTGGTCATAGTAGTTGGCATTCTGCCTTACGGCGTTTGTCTAAACCCGGTAGGACACGCCCACCACCCTTGTTCCAAAGCAAGAGTTGCTCCTTGGCAGCATCCCAATCTTGCTCATTAATCTTACGCTTGAGAGTGCTGGTCTGCAACCGGCCTATGCCTAAATTGTAAGCAAAGTCTACGATAGCGTTGCACTTTCTTTCGTCTGTTAAAAGAATAGGGCAGTTGCGTAGAACACCGGGAAGGTAAGTAAATTGCAATTCATGGAGCAATAAAGCTTCTGCATCAGATTGCGACATCGGTGGGTCAGTTAGTGCAACCTTTGCACCATACCCATAATAGGTTGAGCCGTAACCAATAGTGGGTATACCAGCAGGGCAGAGATAGGGTTTACCCCTAAACCCTTCAAACTGCTTGCAAAGGCTTGCGGCTATGTCTAAGTTCATAGTCCACGTTTTGCCAAGGTTCTGTCGAGGAACCAGTAGTTAAGAGTGCCGCTGACAAGGGCAGAGAAGTCTCCAGACATCATTAGTTTAAATACTTCTGCCGGTGGGGAGCCGGTCACCCAAGCGTTCCAAGCAAACCAAATGTGGACAAAACTCCATATTAAGAGAATCCAGTAAGTTACTAAGGGCCGCACAGAAGCAGACAGGCTGGCTACCCATCCACCGGCAGCTTTCACCATCTCAGTTTGTTGTTCAATAGCGGAATTAAAGGCATTCATTACGCCAGCGTCAACAGTAGCTTCCCGCTGCGCTCCTATCTCTGCTAGTTTCTGTTGGCCTCTCAGTGTCTCTAGCTGGCACTGCTGACCAAACATTAGCAATTCATGTGCGCGTTCATCTTTCTTGTCGAGCCACTTCAACACTTCCGGGGCCAGCCGGAACACGCCTCCCAATAGGGAACCCAAGATACCGCCACCAAGCATTTCAAACATTAGTGTTTCTCCAGCAAAAGTGTTAGCCACCAGACAATAAACCCAAGCACCATAACAACGATGCCGCCGCCAAGAAGCCAGTTGATGAGTTCATCCATCTCTTTCTTCTTTGCCGCAGCAGTCTTCTCATCCAATATTTCTTGCTTCTTGCGGCGTTGCTGTATGTTGTTTCTCTCAATCAGAAGCTGCTGCCAGAGGTCTGCGTGACCAGAGAGAACCATCCACTGATTCAACTCTTTCTCAGCGTCATCCAGCCGCTTGGCATTCATGACAATCTCAAAAGCCTGTGCAGTGTCAGACTTGGCAAAAATAGACTTAGGCTTGGATGCTTCCTTCTGGACAATATCCTTGGCCTCAAAAAAGCGCATCATCTCCCCGCTAATAGCGTGGATGTCTTTACCCATTTTGATTGCTGCTTGAACCCCTTTTATTGCGGCTTGGGCTGTCGCAAAGGCTGTGATGGGGTCAATCACATTTACACCTTATAGGCCTTCACCCGGCGTAAAGTAGCATTCAGAAGCAGCTTCACCAATAAAGGTGATGTACAAAGGGTTAGAGCCAAACTGAGTAGGCACTGTGAAAATCCTAACTGTTCCCGGCACAGACACCAAGGCATACTGCGGAGATGCGTTAGCCGGTAGTGTAATAGTTGCACTAGAGTTAGAAGTCACATAAAAGTACGCTGGTTGACCAGTAGCACCAGTAGGCTGATGATTAGCCACCATTAACTGATTGCAAGGACTATCAGCAGTAATACTAATAATCTGGGAAGACGTAGTGACGTTGGCCTTATACGTCTTTCCTTGGGCTTGGAAAGGAATATTTGCAGCCATTAGTACACCTTGCTGCCGCCGCCAGAAGTGGGACTATGTTTGGTGTCATAGGTGGGTGTGCCTGAGAAGTCAAAGACAGCGCGGTAACCGCCTTTTGGCAGTTGTCCGGGTTCCCAGCGAGTCATGTGTGCAGTAGCATCCCGTGGAATAGGGGGGCGCACAGCACTAGAAGGCTGCTGGTTAATGTCATGCTCACGCTGGTGATTGCGTTTACTAGGGGCTGCTGGGTACTTTACCATTACTTTTCTCCTTTGCGGTTACTACAAGATACGCGAAAACTACATAAATTGCTAGTGCCGAGACACGCTCCCATCCCAGCCCCCACATCGTCCAGCATCCAAGACCGAACGAAGTTAGAAGAGCGAGTATAGTGATTAGACGGTCTGATATGACACCTAACGCTATGCGTACCACTGCTGTTGCATCCATGATTAATACCCTCTACTGGTTGAGAAGTAATCATCTTATCACTTCTCTTCATCATCGTCTAACCCAAACCCACTGCCCCACTCAGCATCTGAGTCTTTCAGCTTCAATTGTTCCAGCTTCAAGGCGCGGTCAATCACCCGCATCTTGTCCGTAATACTGGCGAGAGGGTCATTGGTAACAGATTCCATCAGGCTATTGATAGCCTTTTCCAACTCAGGATTGATGCCTTTTGATTTCTTGCTCATGGTTAATCCTGTAGGGGTCTAGTTACCGTGCCAGCAGCCGTAACCGCTGGAAGGCCGGGAGGTACATATTTTCCTACCTTGGGTGGCAGCAAAGTGGGATTCTTCTCATAAGCCCTTTGCAAGGCTCTGGCTGCACGGGTTCTGGTTCCTGTCAAGGCAGAAGCCATATCCGCGCCTGTACCCAATGCTTTGCCAAGAACATCCTCTCCACCAGTGGCACTACGCCCTGCGGTTTCCCACCGAGCGCGTAACTTCAATTCTCGTCCCATTTCTCCAAGCTGGTCAATGTCACCGGCTGCCCCACGGCGAATACCACTGCGGCGCTGACCAAGCATATTGCCCAACTTCTCAAGGCTAATATTTCCTTGCTGGATTCCGTTGCCTCTCAGCAAGTCTTCCAAGACCACCGTGTTGCGGTATTGCGGCCTAATTTCTGCAAGTTTGGCAGCAATTTCTGGATGGTTTTTGGCAACAGATTTGTCAATAACATCTATGAGTTCGTATATTTGGTGAGCATCTTGTCTGTTGGTAGTAGACCTAGCACTTGCCATCAAATCAGAACGAATGCGTTGCAGTGCATCTCCTTGTATGGCAAAAGTGCTTGGCTTTGCACCAGATGCTCGTGTAAGAGATTCATAGTTGTCCAGCACAGATTGGGCTGTTTTTTTCACAGCATTGACTTGTGCGTTAACTGGCAACTGCATTTCATTGTTTGCCATTGATTTCAATGCACCAACTGCTTCTTCATCAATATTAAAGTCTCTGCCTTTGTACAGCTTGTTAAATTCTTCACCAATGTCTTTTAATCGGCTGCGTACAAACTCAGGGTTAATTTCATTGACTTCTTTTCCAGTAGCTTTAGAGGCTAAACGGTTGGCAAGGGCTTGGTTCTCTTCTGAAAAGAAAGCCGCACCTTTAGATGGCAGAGGAACATCTTGCCGTACTTGGGCCGGAGATAACTTGAATCCCAAGTCCTCTGCCGCTTTTGCATAGGCTCCGCTTGTTTTAGAAGGTGCGCCTAATACGGCTTTTACTCCACCTTTGACAAGACCGGGTAAAGATGTTCCAAGACCTCCAAGAATTTCACCGGCTGTTTGATAACCAGATACTTCTTCTCTTGGTTTTTGGATGCCAACTTTGCCTAATACGTTTTGTGCTTCTTCAATAGTAGGAGCAATAGTTGCTCTACCAGTACCAAACACACCACCTTCTTTTCTAAATTTCTCAGTTTCTTCTTTGTCGCGTAAACCAAGAAACTCAGGAACAACGTCAGCACCAAACTTTTCTAATTCACCGGGGCCACCAACAAAACCAGTAACTGCGCCATACAAACCAGCACCAGCTTTTTCACCGAAGGTGGGTTCTGATGGTGCGTCAGGAGTAAAACGACTAGATGATTTATCGGCTTTGAATGGCATGATTACTCCCAAGTTCCAGAAACACCATCAATAATTACTTTGTCTCCAGCTTTCAGCGTTCCAGCTTTGAATGCCGCCTCTGCTTCCGATTCTGACTTGTAAGACTTACCACCTCTGACTTTGCTTTCGGTGACTTCTCCAATGGTTTGTCTACCACCGCCAGCCGCTTTAACAACGTCAAGAGTTGTATATGGAATTGCCGATTCAATACGTTGCACAAGTTTCTCTGCTGTTTCTGCTTGACCTTTTGGCATCAAACCAGAATCAATTGCTGGACGAATGTTCTCAACAGCAATACGTCGAATGTCAGCAAGTTTAAGAGCAACTTTGTATGGGTCATCTGTACCGGCATTAATGTATGTGCCGCTCTGCATTTGCTTGGAAAGTTCAGATAAACCAGTTGCTGCACCACTTGCTTCAATAGCCGCGAGGTTGCGTCCAAGGCCAGTAAACAAAGTGTTTAGCATGTCAGCTTCTTTAGAAGCTATTTTTCTTCCCACCGTATTGCGAACATAATTGGTCATGCCATCTTTTGTTTGCAAATTAGGCAACATGCCAGTAGTTGTTCCGGCTGGCAACTCTTTTATAGATTCAACGGCAGAGGCTACACCACCCAAAGCATTAACAGCACGTTGCGCCATCATGGTTTGTTGTGTCACACGTTCTGACTTGCCTTCTGCTCTAAGTTGAGCAGCAAGCCTCATCTCTTGTTCCCTGTCTAAAACACGTTGACGGCGCTCAAATTCTCTTTGGGTTGATGCTCTTTGTTCAGCATCTACTTTGTCATCTATACGTTCTTTTCTCAGACGTTCGCCTTCTATGGCTTTGTCCAAAGACTTTCTGACTTCTTTTGTTCTTTCATACGCAGCAACCAAACCGTTTTTCTCTGCATACGTTTTCATAAAGTCAGCACCAGCCGCCGCAAAAGCAGCACCAGCACGTTCGTCAGCAGCACGTTTGTCGCGGTTGAACTCTTCCAAAGAATGCTTTAACTCTGTTTCCAAGAAATTAGCTTTTTGCTGCAAAGCCTTAAAGTTCTTGTCAAACTTGACTTGCTCTTCTTTAAACAAATCAGAACGGCCTTTTTGATGGCCTTCCAACATGCCATTCATAGCGTGCATGGCTTGCATAGCGTTTTGTTTACCGCCAGCACCAATAGCAAAGCCAATGACGTTGATAAGCGAAAACAACGCTGCTTGGTCTTGCAAATTCTCTTTGGTGGGAGCAAAGTGTTCTTCCATCAAAGCCTTGTCAACCATACCCTTTTGTTCGCGGATAGGTGCTTCTCTTTCTGTCTGGCGTTGCGTAAGTTCTTCCGTTGCTTGAACTTTTGACTGTGCTTGTTCAGAAGTGCGTTTTGCTTCTGATTCTGCTTTTCTTGTTTCTAACTCTTGAAGTTTTTGTCCAGCACCTAACTCTTCTTGAACAGCGGTATCCCGTTTAGAAGAAAGTTCTTGAATAGGGTCTTTAACCCCTGTCAGTGATTTAAGAGTAGCGGTAGCCATTATGCGACTCCCGGTGTTCCAGAAGGTGCGCCAGCCACTTGTGGTGCAGCACCATACATTGTTCTGGCAATGTTGTTGAAGTAGTTGCTGGTCAACTGGTTAACGTACTGGTCAGCTTGCATACCAACTTTGATAGCGCCGGTCATGATGTTGTCAGCAATACCAGACAGTTTCAAACCGTAGTCATACTGCTGTTGCAACAACTGTTGACGGAATGCTTCTACTTGGGCCATAGACTGCTGTGCGCCTACACCGCCACGTTTCTCCGCACCCTGCGCTGCCTGTGCTTGCACTGCTTGCAATTGCTGCTGACCAACAGGAGTGAGTTCTCCACGTTGTGCTTTTGCAATCATGTCTTGTGCTTGCGCCCGGTAAGGTGCAGCCATAGCCGCCATCTCTTCTTTACCAGCTTGTCCAGCGCGAGATGCTTGCTGTGCTTGATAACCGCCAACAAGTGCTTGTAAAGTACCAATGCCAAGTTTTGCAAGTGTCTCTTCTTTTAGGCCCGTAGCTTTAGATGCCCTGCCTAACAAATCAGCATCTGCTTTTGCTTCTGTAGGTTGTACACCAGTTAAAGCAGCCGCTTGGTCTGCGTACTGTCTACCAGCGCCGTATTGTTGATATTGTTGTGGAATATCTAACTCAGGACGGTATGCTTCCGCAGCTTGTCTACCAGCCCCGTACTGTTGGTATTGTTCTGGAACGCTTGGAGGAGCAGTAACGTCAATGGCTGGCGTAGTGCTGTCTGTTGGAACATCAGGCAAATTAGTTTGGGTTTGCGTCACTGGTGCTTGGAAGTTTTCATAGCCGGGTTCAGCATCGTCAAAAGAAGGAACACCAGTATCTTCATGTGGTTTACCAGAGCCTCCCCGTGCTTTCAACAGGTCTGCTTCCTCTTGGTTGATATACGCAAGCATGTGACCGGGCGGGGCTTTCTTTTGCAAGAGCCGAGCAATTTGACGGATGTCACCGCCAATACCAGTTAGTTTTCTTACGGTTGATACCATGATTAGATTCCTAGCGCGTCTTTTAGACGCAGTGATTCTTCATTCCACACGTTTCTACGTTTCTTGCCCGTTGACGGGTCTTCTATCTCGCCAGCCCCCCGGTAAGGCGCTATGCTCAATGCGCTTGCCAAAGCGTCAGTTGATTTCTTTGTAGTTTTCTTAGTTGGCGTAACACCACTTTTAACAATTAAATCAGGCGTGTATTTGTCTTTAGTTTCAGTAGTAACGGTGTCATCTGGAACAATAACATCAGTCTTGCCAGTGATTGTCACTGGGTCAAGTACGGTGTCTGGCGTTATTAAATCACGCTTTCCTGTAATAGTAACTGGGTCTAACACAGCATCTGGTGCTATGACATCACGTTTACCAGATATGGTTACTGGGTCAAGTACAGCGTCTGGAGATACAACATCACGTTTGCCAGTAACAGTAACTGGCGCTAATTCTGTATCTTTTTTTCCAGTAACGGTAACGGGTGCAAGTTCAGTATCTGCTTTGCCTGTCACAGTAACAGGAGCCAATTCTGTTGCTTTTGCACCAGTAACGGTAACGGGGGACAAAGCAGTGTCTGCTTTTCCAGTAACAGTAACAGGCGACAAGGCTGTACTTGGAGTTACAACATCCCGCATAGGGTCTAGAGCCGTGCCAATAATAGACACAGGGTCTAGCGCACCAGTTGTTTTACCAGTACCAGTGCCAGCTAATGATGTCGTTGGGCTTACAACGTCTGTCAAACTTCTAGTTGCAGAACCAGCAACATCTACAGGACTCAGTGCCGTAGTTTGTTGTGTGGTGGCAGCGCCACCAGTAGGAGTTACAGCACCAGTTGTAACTACGTCTGTAGTTACAGGAGCAGCACCAGTAATTTCTACAGGGTCAAGACCAGCAGAACTTAATTGTTTGTTAAGCGTGGCTTGTTCACTAGACGATAACTGATTAGCCAAGTCTGGGTCAGTGTATGTAGTAGTAGCAATAGCATCTGCAACAGCTTTGTTTGTTGCAAGAGCATCTGTTCCAGTATCAGTAGATTGTGTTTTGAAGATGCCCGTCTTGCTGTTTGCTTGTGCGCCAAGTTCAGAAAGAGCGCCTTGTGCAGCGCCTATGTCACCACTCAACATTCCCCCAGCAACTGCTTGACCGATAACACGGCCTGTAGTTTTTGACACATCAAAAGCACCTTGCAAAGCAACAGACGTAGCAGAACCAGCAAGACCAGCAGTCATATTGTTCACAATGTCTTGTTCTGACCCACCAAGAGCAGCAGTTTTAACAGCAGAAGCAGCAGCAGACATCACAATGTCTGATACTTTATTATTGCCAATAACTTTGGCTAAATCTTTGGCGTACTCTACAGAACCAACATTAACAATACCGTTGACCATAGAGTTAGTAATTGCTTTATCAAGAGGTACTCCTTGAGCTACTTGTGCTGCCGTACTTGCAACACCAATACCAATTTCTGTTGCATATTCTTCTAACGCAAGTGGTAACAACTCTGCTTCTATAAGCATGTCTCCAATAACAGAACCTATACCGGGTAAAGCAAAAGACAGGGCAGCAGCAATAATAGGTTCAAAACCTTTAAGAGCGCCGCCCCGTGATTCTGTACCAGCGTAATTACCACTAGCATCAAAATTTACATAAGTGCTGTTACCGGGGTCAATACGATACCCTGTTGGTTCACCGTATTGGACAGTTTGAGATGCTCCACCTTGACCGCGAGAAATAGTCCCAGTTTGATAAACAGGTTCAAACGTATTGCCAAGTTGTTTTTCTAAAGCAAGTATTGACGCTGGTTTTGCAACATCAATTTTTCCAGCCATGAGTTCAGCCATGTTTGGCCCTGCCGAGGCTGGCGCTGCTGGTGTATCACTATAACGTGGCATGTCAGACTCCTAAAGCAGCGGCTATCTGCTCATGTATAGACAGGTGGACACCTAGCCAATCGTAAAAATCATCCTCCACATTCCAATCTACGTCTAGCAATTGGAACGGATTATCAAGCGTAAGGATAGAAGCCAAAGACTGATGTTCTTGGTTATGCACAAAAAGCCAGTCATCAAGGTTCTCTGTGCTGGCATCTATGACCGGATACTTAGGGTAAGTGATGCCCGTGTCAGTAACTATTTGATGGAACAGGCGGTGCTGAACACCGTTCTCCCACAGCATTTCCGCTAGGCCTTCTTTGTCCCCAAATTTGACGTAACTTAATGAATCCATATTCATAGTTTTTTCTTCCAAAACTCATCACGAATAAGGATGTAAGTCTTCAACAAAGTAAAGGCAATAGTTGACCACACCATAACGTCTGATGACGTAATGTGACTAAGAACTGTACCCGCCCAAATAATAAGCAGGTCAGTAAAAGATGGTTGTGAGTGGTCAACAGAGTCCATGTTAGACAGCGTAGTAAGGTATTTTTACGGTTGTTCCGTTTAAAAGAATGGGAATGTATCCAGCAGGGACTAGCAACAAACTAGACGTTGCGAATGTTGCGGATGCTGAAGTAGTGGCAGAGATGTTTGCACCAGCAAGGGTGAGGTTGCCTATGTTTGTTACGGTAGAGCCAAGAGCAATAGCGGTATTGCCAATAGTGACACTAGAGTTTTGAAGATTAGCGTTGGTGACCGCAATAGTGACGTTGGCAGATGCTGTCAAACGTCCTTGCGCGTCTACTGTGTATTGGCTAACAGAAGTAGCCGTGCCGTAAGAACCAGCAGCAACAGCGGTGTTAGCAAGAGAGATAGTTCCAGTAGTCGTGATGGGGCCGCCGGTCAACCCTGTGCCGGTTGCTACATTAGTAACGGTTCCGTTACCGCCGCCACCAATTCCCGTCTGTACTGTTTTTAACATGGTTATAGCCCATCGCCGGGAGTGATATAAATAGCAGCACTTCCACTAGACGTTATGCCTGTGAAATAAGCGTTAGGAACAAAAGAAAGAATTTCATCTGTACCAGCAAGCAAAGGATATGCAGGGCCGGTAGACGTAACAATGACTGCATTGTTAGCAGCATCAGCAGACGCAGTTCCGTAGCCAAGAAACACAGTCACGCTACCGCTATTAATAATGCGGTACTGGTTGCCGCCAAGCGTAGTAGAAAGTGCTTGCACAGGAGTAGGCGCAGCCGTAGAAGCCGTAAAGACTACTGTGTTGCCTGTTCTAGTAAATGCGTTTGTGCTCATGTTAATTCATTCCAAGCAATAGTTTGTTCATTCCAACGGTAACGTTTATTGTCTATTGGTTTAGGTATAGGAGGAATGTATCCGCAAATAGTTTCGTCAAAAATCCAAGATGCGTATCCGTTATTAAATGTCCAATTAGTTTTTGTTTCTGTTTGTTTTAGCAAAATTTCTTCTGTTGTCATTTGCTCGCAAGAAAAAACATCAAAGTAAACACCATCAACTAATTGGTAACTCAAAATTTGATTTTTTTCGTATGGGCCAAGCATAGGTCTTTCAACACGAATAAATTTAGCAAAATCTGCCGGTAAATTGTTTGTGTCAACATCAGGGAATGCTTGACGAAAGTTATCACCAAGGATTGGATGTTCAAATGGTTGACCGTCTTTAATACGAATATATAGTTCCATTACAAATTACCTGTATTAGTTGATGGAAAACTGCGCGTTGATCCGGGCCAAATAATTCGTACAGCGCCAACTGCCCCTGCGTCTACGGAGCCAGTTGTAGTACCGCCTCCGTATGCGCCGCCTACATTGCTAACCCCGTTGCTTCCCGAACTGCCGCCACCACCGGGGCCACTAGAGCCAGCAGCCCCATTAGACCCTTGTCCCAAAATTCCAACTCCGCCAGCCCCTTTACCCGCAGAGCCGCCTCCGCCGCCGCCACCTGAACCAGCGGTTGGACTACTTACACCATATTGACCACCAACTCCACCAGCGCCAGCATATCCTCCTGCGCCCCCTGCACCCCCGTTTTCAACGCCAAGCACTCTACCCCCACCATTGCCGCCAGCACCGCCAGTGCCATTTAAAACAGCACCGCCCGTAGCGCCTGTGCCGCCACCCGCTTTACATGAAGTCCCGTTAAACGAACTATTTCCACCATTAGAACCTGACCCCCCCCCGGGGCCACCAGCGCCAACAATAACTGAATAACTATTTCCTGGAATAGTTGTTATGTTATTAGCATAGGCTAAAGCACCGCCGCCACCTCCATCCCATGTATCCGTTAAAAAAACACCGTTAGAGCCGCCACCAACAGTAACAACAGAAACACTTGTTACACCCGCTGGGGCAACCCATGAATATGTGCCTGATGTGGTATATGCTTGCTGCCCATTTGAGACAAAACTCCGCAAATTTTGAAAAACTGCTTGTAAAGCGCCACTCATGTCAATCCACTCCCTGCAATAATCCAAGTTGTGTTAGCAAGTTTTACCGCAGTTGCTGTGCCATATTGAGCCAATGTTCGTGAGCCTGTAGTGCCAGCACTAGACAAATACATGGTGTCAGTTGTGATTGCAATAGTCACTACGTTAGCGGACATATTAATAAAACTTACTGCTGTTCCATTAATGTAGGACACAGAACTGTTTGCTGGTATGGTGTGAGTAGCATTAGCGGAACCAAGAGCGTGATAAACAGTTTTACCAGCATCTCCAGCAACAAGTGTGTAATTTCCTGTTTGTGGATTTATTGGAATATTGATATAACCAACACCGTTAGTTCCGTCAACTGTACAGTTGGTTAATGTTCCAGACGTAGGTGTTCCAAGAACAGGTGTTGTAAAGTTTGGTGATGTGGTTAACGCTACAACTGTGCCAGTACCATTAGCGGTATAAGACGTTCCCCATGCAGAACCAGTAGAGTTTGCTATGCCAGCGCCGGGATAAGTTTGACCAACTGCTGCATTAGAAATCCAAGTTGTTCCGTTAGACACCAGTACATTACCAGTAGTGCCGGGAGCCACTAACTGTACATTGCTAGTTCCGTTTCCAAGTACTACGTTGTTGGAAGTTAATGTAGCAAGGCCTGTACCGCCTTGTGCTGCCGTAATAGGAGTAGACAAAGATGTAACGGTAGCGTTTACAAGTGTTACGTTAGAAAAACTTGTAATAGTGTTGCCAAGCTGTACCGCTACGTTTCCAATTGTGATTGCCGTGGAAAAGTTGCTGTCTAGTTGCGACAACGGAATAGCTGCGGTAGCTGTGCCAAAGGTATAGGGAACTGCCATTTTAGAACCTCACTCTTAATTCATGTTCAAATTCAAACGTGTTGTACACAAAAGATGAACTGTTGCTGGTTATTGTTAAACCTAAATATTTACCGTATTGCTGAGCGTCACTTTTATACAGAGCGTATCCATTAGATGTTATCCAGCCAATAGTGACGTTACTGTTGTTCTGCCAAGGTATCGTTGTTCCCGAATTGTTATACCAAATGACCGAGTTGTCTAGTGTGTAGACGGGGCTGGAACCCGCCTCACTGTCCACCGTGACATTCAGAGTTGCCGCATTAGCCAAAGTAGCCTCAATGCCAAATTTGAGGGCTTGTTTTGTCCGTATGGGGTCACCCATAGGCATTAAAGCAGTGCGGATGGTGCTGGCTATGCTTGCCGTGGAATTGCCATACAGACGGTACAAATCTGTGCCGGTAGTTCCGTACAGGTTTATCAGGCCAGACAGAGGGACAGACGTAATGTAAGTGAGGCTTCCTTGGCTGGTGACAAACCATTTTTTCTCAAAAAAGACGCACTGAATCTGACGAGCGCCAGAAAGAGGGTCATTGTAGGTAAACGAGAAAGCCGCGCACAGAATGTTATTCAACAGCACCTGACCGCCAGACACCGGCTTGGTGAAGTCAATGTACGGGAAAATTCCATCCAACTGGTCAGAAATCTTGCTGGTGGTAGAACCAACAAGAGCGTACATACCATAGTCATTCATAAACAGAACGGAACGGAAATACGGAAATATAGAATAGATACGTTTTGTGCCTACGCTGGCACTGACGTTGGTGTTGGTAAACAGGGTTGCGCCCGTGCTGGTAACCCGCAAGTCTGAAAACACGTTGATGCTGTCATCACCAAATACATACAAAAAGTTATTGGCAGATAACAAACCTTGTATGTTGCCGTGCAGCGTAGAGTCTGTAAGGGTGAAAGAACCGGCAGACACGGACGTAAAGTCACTGTAACTTCCAGCAGCAGAGTAATACACAGTACGTCCAGCCGCTACCCATGCTCTGCCAGAAAAGGTGGCAACGTCAACAATCTGGTCTGTGTTAATTACTCCAGTAGCGGTAGCACCAGAACCAGCAGGGGAACTGCTGTCTGCAAATAATACTGTCACGTTAGAACTAGATGTATACCCAGCCCCCGGATTAGACATGATGACTTGGGTCAATTGACCGCCGCTGACAATAGCGTTGCCTGTTGCCCGTGTTGTATATCCGCTGCCGTCACCAATAGTTACTGTGATGTTAGACGAATTGTTGTAACCCGTGCCTAATGTGTTCATCACCACAGACACTGTGCCTGTTTTGAAAGTTATCAGGGAAGCCAGAGCAGTAGCGTTGACAGTGGCATTACCTCCAGCAACGGTTACGGTAGGTGGGGATGTGTAGCCTTGACCAGCGTTTGTCAGGGTAATGCTAGTGATGACATTGCTGCCAGCAACATTGCCAATTGTGGCTACTGCAGTTGCTTGTACATTGCCGGTTAATTCTTGCGGTGCAGAAAGAGTAACAGAAGGGGTGGTGACATAGCCATTACCCGCATTTCTAATACCAATAAGGCCTACAGAACCAATGCTAGATAGGTTTGCCCCATCCCAAGTAAACAAACCTTGGCTTGGGTCACCAATGATTACGCGCTGGTTCTTGTATTGAGCGGCAGATACGCCAGAAGCAGAGAAAGTTCCTGCTGTAGTTACATTTCCAACATTAGCGGTTCCACTGCTGTCTAGTTTGGCATATTGTGCTGCACCGTTAGACTCAAACGCAAGAATGTAGTCACTGACATCTATGTTGGCAGATGTAAGGTAACTAACAGTATTGGCAAAAGCTATTGCGTTATTGCTTAAATCTTTAATGCTGGACTGCGCCGGGACAATTTTAATGTTGGCGTGACCAATCGGCATGGCATTTTCAATCCATGCAAATTCGTCTTCTTTGATTGCCGTCCTGTTAGCCTTGGTGTTTAGGCTAGTGAAGTTTTTAACGACAGCATAAGACTTTTTTTGTTCTGCCGCTGCCATGATTAGTACGCTGAAGAGTAAGGGTCTGGAATACGCCGTGTAAACACCGAGTTCAGCACTGCATTGACATGCTTGCCGTACTCTTGTTTGTAGATTTCAGCTTCACCGTAGCTTTGTTCTTTGTACTTGGCTTTGTAAGCCGCATAGAACGCAACAGGGGTGGTGTAGGGAGCAACAATAGAGTCTGTAATGCTTGGGTCTGTTGCTACTAGAGCAGTTGGCATAACAACCGTGTCTAACTCAATGTAATAGCTTTGGTCTGGCACTGGCGATATGTAAATTTGCCCCTGACCATAGACGCTATAACAAATTGGCCTACCAACGTAGTTTTGCCAGTAACGCAACTGAGCATTGAAGTTTGACCAAGGCAAATAGCGCAACGGGATGCGGCTGTTACCCCAATACAAATTAACGTTGATAATGTCTAGCGTGTACTGAGCATTGGGCATTGCCGCATAGGTAATGATTTCCGCATTGCTAGAGTATTGCAACGTTGCTGTGCCGTTTGTAAAAGGCGCAGATGGGGGAAACGTGCTACCAGATGCCGGGTATGGCGGAGGGTCAGAGCCAGTTGTACCGTCAGCGGTAACTGCGTAGATGAAAATGTTGCTAAACAGGAACTGACCGGCTGTTACAGCAGTGTTAGCAGTCCAAGATGTAGCTACAACCCCTGTCGTGGACAAAGGTGTTTGGGTAATTTGTAACGTGCGAAGGCAACCAGTGTCTCTGACTACTCGCTGACGCGCATCGTTAATGTAATCCGTTAACTCAGCGTCAGACCAGAAGTTCCCGTTAGCATCGTGTAAAAGCCGCCGGACTTCCGTGATATAGGAAGAAAGTGTTGCCATGTGGCTTCCATTTTAGGCTGCCCTTTGATTAACTTTTCCCCCCACGTGTTTTTCAACACGCAGAGGTACTACGCTAACCGCCGAGGGTAGGGAGCGGTCTTGTTGGGCTGACTGAGAAGTTATCTCAAACTTGTTCAGTCTCTCAATCCCAGAATTTAAGTCTGCATGAGAACGTATCCAACCCAGACGGGCCAGATACGGTTCTTTGTTTTCTGCACCGTAACCAAATACATGTTCTGCAACATGCACAGGAACTTCTACGGGTTTACCCCTAAGAAACTCATAAAAAACTCCACCGTACCCATCTGTGAGCGCAGAGTCGCTTCTATTGGTTACAAATACAGTTTCGGTCATAGGTTCACAATGTCACCGTACACCGTCACATCGACAGTTGCGTCATTAGCAGTGGTTACTTTTACCCAGAGAGCGCCAGACGAATACACGTTAGAAACGGCATTTGCAGTAGGCGAGGCATCTTGGAAAGTAACGTTGCTTACAACGTTTGCGAGTTTGGTGGTTGCAAATACAGCATTAGCAGCATTGCCATCGCTAGACGTAAGAATACTTACGTTAGCGCTAGCAGCACTTGCATTTGCGTTATTGAAAGTGACACGGCGAACTATGTAGGATGTACCAACCACAGACATGACGGCAGCAGCATTGCTGACGGCATTTAGTGGAACGTTCACGGCGGCTGTAATGGCAAAGTTGCCAAACGAATCACCGCGCAATGCACCTACTTGGTTTGCGTTCATGTCTGCTCCTTAACTATTGAAAGTACCGGGAGCGTTGTTGCCGCCGTTAGACGTATACAGAGTCAGAGACTGAGTGCTGGTAGTTGCGTTTCCACGCACGTTCCATCCATCAGAAATAACTGTACCGCCAGTGTTGGCTGCAATGTACGTTATCCACAAGTTTGCATTTGTATTGGTAACTGCATTCACTTCAATGGTCACGTTATTCGTGGTTTGAGGAAGAATGTATGTACCAGCAGGAATGTACTGAGCAGACGATGTGCCAGCATTCATCAAGGTTGCATTACCAATACCAACAGAAGTAATGGTAATACCTTGAAGAAACGCACCAGCCGTATTGGTAGATGCGTTAGCAAGTATGATTTTATTAAGAGCTAATGACATGTTTTATGCTCCTTACAGCGAGAGGTAGTTGTAACCTGTCACCTTGGTCATCGACTTAGGTTTGACGTTCACCAGTTCGGCAATCATCAAAACTGCACCGACATAACCAATCTGCCAGTTCGGGAGTGTGGATTCAAATCCTGTAAACACAAACGAACCTTGCTCATGGATGTAGAGCGACAGGTAGTTAGTATTGAGGAAGTAAACCGTACCTTCTGGGCAGTAGGGGTCAGGATAAATTGGCACACCGGCAACCATCAAAGCACGGAAAGCTGCTTGAGGGCCGTTGTTGTCGCCATCAAAGCCCGAACCGGGGGTGATGACATATTGCTCTTGACCTACGAAGTCTTGAGCCAGAAGAGTCCATGTACCAAAGCCGCAAACACCAAAGCTAGGCATCTCAGCACCGTTCTTCACAGTACCAGAAATGTATTGCAGGATGTTTTGACGAGTTGGGTTAACAGAACCGGCAGCGTACTGCTTGGATTTCCACCATGTGTAGGTAGAACGGTTAATGTTACCGTAGGTTTGCAGGGTTGTACCGTCATCCACAGCACCGGGCAGTCCAATAAACTGTTGGGTGTTGGTGGTGTTGTTGTACAAAGCCGTAGTCATTGCGTCCATCATCACGTTGGTGGCATCGTTCATACGAGCCTCAATCAACGGGATAATTGCTGCATCTTGTTGAACTGCGCCTTCCATACCGAGGAACGGCACGGGAGAAATCATCAGTTTCAAGTCAAATTCAGCGTTGTAAGCACCCTGTTGAACTGACGGCTGGGCAAAAGAGCCGCTGTAGTCAGACCACTGAGCATTCACAAACTGTGCGCCCTGTACGGGAACAGTTACAGAAGAAACACCGCCAGAGGCTTGCTGACTATTGCTAATCAGTGCTGCCAACAAAGGTGTTGAGTTATAAAGCTGGACAACCAGCTTGGGAATAAAGGCTCTACGAGTTACATAGGTCAGTTCAGTAAACTGATTAGACCCTGTAGCTGGTAGGATGCCGCCGCCAATAGCCATAAGGCCTCCTTACGTCTCGATAGACAAACAATACCCTCTTATAAACCGATTGGGCGAGTGGGCTTACGCAAATCACTCAATGCCCGTGCTGCTTCTTCACGCGCTGCACCTACCGGGTTCTTCCAATACTTGTTAAGGTCAAACTGTTTAACAGGTGACGGGTTGTATCCAGAAGAGGTAGGCACTGCGGCTTGTTTCATCCAGTTGTGATACTGGGCTGCTGTTTCATGGTTAGTAATACCTTGCTCCAGCATAATTTTTTCTACGTCCTTGACTTCCTCTTCAGAAGAGATAAGCCCCTTCTTCACAAGAGAATTACGGCGGCTTTGCAATTCTGCAATTGCATCACGCTCACGCAACTTTGCTTCTAAGGCTTGTACACGCTGCTCTGACTGATTGACAGCATTGCGCGTAAAGTCTTCCATCTCAAGTTCTGGAATTGGAAGGTCTGGTTTAACCTTCTTGGTCATCCGCAAGAACTCTTTACGAGTCTCAGGATTCTCAGCCAGCATCTGCGACAGGGAAGCCAGTTCATCACGGGCTTCTAAAGATACGTTTTCAAGTGACATAGTTTTACCCTCTTAATGTCTTAAATTACTTTTTTGCCGTCAGCAGGTTTTTGGACAGCCATTCCCGACTTGCCAACTTTAGCGGGGTTGCTTAGACCACCAAGTTGAGCAAAACGGGGAGTGTTGACCATTACGCCGTTGTTCTGATTGTTGTCAGTAGGACGGCGGGGGGCTGCTGCGCCACGGGGTTTGAATAAATCCATGATGGACTCCTTACATTGGGGGGGGTTGTGGTGCGCCGGGTGAGGGCATACCGGGAATGGGCGCGCTTGCCATTGCTTTTCCCTCTGGGCTTGCGCCACCAGCTTGAGGTAGAGTTTGCAGCATTTGCAGAATCTCTGATTGCTGCAACTCATTAGTTTTGTTCTTGCGTGGCCCCATGAGGCCCGTCAAGGAACGAATAGCAGCCAATGCTTTTTGGCCTTCTTCAGATTCTGAACCAAGTGCGGGAAGGGACTGCTCTAGCAAGTCCATTGCCATGCCAACATTAATCATGGCAGCTTCTTTGCTGCCCATCTTAGGTTCTGGCGTAGACATCGGAGAGGACATTGGAGGCGTTTCCGCATCCGACATTGCGCCAGCGCCGGGAGCGCCACCGGGCATACCGCCGGGAGGCATGGCAGAGCCGGGGGCTGCTGCACCCGCAGAACGACTGCCTTTCATCAACTCCATCAATTTATCTGCCGGTACACTCATAACTAACTCCTTGTCGCGTTTGTACCACATACAAACACTTTGTCAATAGGTGGCGGTTATTTATCATCCAACCGCCAATGATGTGCTGCTCTAGGCAATCAGGGTTTGACCCCTGATTACTTGCGAGACTTACGTCCTTTACGACCTTTACGCATAGTGCGCTCCTTCATCAAGGCGGCCACTTACTTTATAGGGGAAGCAGCCATACCCTTTCCTGACGGAACTTTTACCGGCGTGTTTTACGACCGCGCTTGTGTGCTTTGTACATGCTCAACTCCAGTTAATTAACTACGAGCGTAGTCACGTTGACTGCGCCCACCGCTATTTTTATACCCAACCTGACGGTATGTCAAGCTAGGACTTCCTTCTCTGCTTTGCAAGTTAGGAGTTCCTACCCTTGGCTGGTCTGCTCGGGGTTGTACGGTTCCGCTCTTGGGTGTTCCACTTGTAGCCATTATTGCTCCTTTGGGGGTGCTTTTTCCTTGGGTGGGGGCTGCTGGGCGGCTTTTTCCGCTTGCTTTTGCTCCATCACCTTCAGTCTATCCTTGAGCAATTGTTTCATTGGTGGCTCAAGTAAGTCAAGCAGAGATTCTTTGTCAATGACTTGTGCTTTGTGCAAATTGAAAGCCAACTGCCGCAAATCTTCCATAAAAATGGGCGAATTGCTGTGTGCATCTACTTTGACCACAAAATCCTTGGTGAACTGCTCTGCAATGAACGGTGTACCCTTTACATCCTTGAAATGGGTGTTGTCATACGTCTGCATACACTTGAGATACAGGGTAGCCAGCTTTTCTAGGCTATCCTCAATGACTAGCGCCCGTTTCTTGGCACGGCTAGAGCCTAGACGGGCAAGTTGGCTGGCGTGACCAGTAGAGCGCACCCCGGATTCGCCTTTGCCTTGCAAGATGGACGAGATACCAGATGCCTCTTCAAACATGGCATCAATCTCACCAATCTCTTTGAACAAGTCAGGCGGGATGGTAGGCGCAAGTTTCTCCACCTTGGCGTTTGGCATGTCAGTTGCCAGTAAGCCACCAGCCCGGTTGAGGGCAAAATTCTTTTCATCTAGGATGCCGGTAAAGCCAATCAGGGCGGTAGGCGGCGATACTTGTTTACTCAGCAAGTCCAAAATTTCAGACATACGCTTGGTGCGTAGCTGCTGCAAATAAATCAGACGGGCAACTTCAGATGTTCCCCAAAAATAATCGTACTGCGGGTTAGGGCAGACTTGGACAAAAGGCAACTCGCCTTTTAAAAACACAGACTCGCCGGGGCGGTCATAGATGATGATGTCAGGCTCTGCTCTGGTGACAACCTGATAATCATTGGTGTCATCGTTCCACACCCACAACTCTGTCATCTCCACTGTTTCTTCCGCAACCACAGCCTTGTACCTGTTCATGCCAGACAAGTCTAGATTGACGTTGCCGTACATGGTTGGGTTGCTGGCAGAGAGAATAATTTTCTCTACGCCGTTAGAAACTTCTGTGCGCTCATGCTGTGTTGCGCTGACGCGCTTGACAATCTTTTCCCTGTTGGGATGTGAGTACAGACGAGCGTACAACTCTGACTTGGTGATGTAGTACGTCTGGACAATTGCTTCTTGTCGGTCAGTGTACGGACTGTCTTCCCGCAACACACCCATGCAACCCGGCTCCACCATGTAAGGGTGGATACCGTTGTTCATAATCAGTTTTACAAAAGTCGAACTGTAAGCCAATGACCAAGAAACTGCTTGCGAGAAAACTTGGTCAGCATTGCTGTTGAGCCACTCATCATTGAGCGCACGGGTCAGCGTTGGAATCTTGGTGTGTTCTGCTTCATTGACGGCAGCGCCAATGTTGATACTGAACCTTGTTGTCTCTGCTGAGTACAGGAAGGAAGTCAGTTGGTCAATGTGTGGAAAGATTTTGTTGTACAGGGCCGGTGTTTCACTTGGCCCGTTTCCAAACAAATACCAACTCCGCAGCGCCGCATAGTCAGGCTTGCGTTCATCCCTTGACACCAGACACTTTTGTATCAGGTCAAGGTAGAAAAGTTCCCTGTCTAGTGGTGCTGATGGAATTTTCATGGTTTAGGAACTGAAAGGTTTTCGTGGTCTGGAATATATGACGCAGGTTTTGGCCCTGTCAAGTTCCCCGCTTCTTTCGGATTAATCCCCACAGATTCTCCCATGACAGACTTAAATTGTCCACCAAGTACGGATTTCATAGAGATATTACCGCCATTTCCCCAGATTGCGGAGT